TAGCAGCTGGAGCTTTTTTGAAAGCATCAAAGTCAGCTTCAACAGCAGACATCTTATCTTCCATACTTTTCATTTTTTCAGATATTTTTTCCATCATATCTTTCAATAGGCTGTATACTTCTTCCATACCACCCATATCTTCTTTCTTAGCAGCTTCTACTTCAATCTCAACAGCTGGTTCAGCTTCTTCTATTTTCTCTTCGATTTTAGAAATAATACCACCCATAGTTTCAATTTTAGTTCCGTCTTCTAGCTCGTGTACACCATCTGGGGCTGGAACACCGTCTGGCATTTCTTCAGTAACAACTTTAACAGCTGCACCTTCTACCAAACCGTCACCTTCAACCTTTACGATTGTACCGTCCATTAACTTAGCGTCTAAGAAAATCTCATTAACAGATACGATTTTACCTTCTTTTACCTCTAAGTTGAAGTTTTCAACTAAACGGTAAGCACCATCTTCCAAAGCCACTCTTTCAAACTCTTCAGATATTTTTGTGATAGCCTCACCAACCTTAAGGTCAGCTGCTTCCACAATTGTATTATCTTCCAATTTGAATGACTTTAGAACCGGTTCATCAGACATAAAACCGAACTGCTTCATAAGCTTTTTAATTTCTTGAATTGCAGTTTTAGAATTTGACATAATTGTATTTATTTTTTCTTCTTATTATTAAATATAAAAATTCGTATATATAACCAAATTTTTTTATTCTTTTATTGTTTTTAGCAATTTAGCTAATTCGCTAAGGAACATTTCTTCTCTAGCAAATTGTTCAATCTCTTCAAAGTAGCCAGAACATTGATACAAACCAGGTACCTATTGGTAGGTCATATCCATACTTGTTTGACTTATCGTTCTCGTCTTCTTTGATCCAAGACTCAATCACATAAACATCTCTAACAGCTTTACCATCGTGGTTGGTATCGTTGTTATCAATATATTTGTTACGCATATACTTTTCAGCAATCATACGTATGGTTTTATCTGTAAAAAATACGTGATATGGATTACCCTTTTTATCTTTTCTGAAGATGCGTAAATTTGGTACCATTGCTGGCCCAACCACTATACGCTTATCTTCTGATTGTATTTCAAATTTTTGATTATTGAATTTAGCGTTTTCAATTTGTCTAAGTTTTCTTTGTGCCCATTCAATACCAGCTGTGCCACCCCAAGCGTCCCACATTAATCCACCACAACCCTCATCATAAGGTACATCTTTGTTTTGTCTATGTCTTTCAAATGAAGCCATACGAGAGATCGTTTCCTCTGAAATGGCCTGTCTAGACGCTAATTGATTAGCTCTGGCTTTCCCCACGGGTGTTCCACAAGATCCCCATCCATTCTTTTCAGCCCATTTTAACGCTCTTCTAGCATTATCTGATGCTGCCAATGGATAATCTGTATATGATTCAAAATCTTCTTTTTTCTTTTTCTTCTTAATATCCGGATCAACATAACCAGTTATTGTACCCACATCATATCCCATATCTTCAGGATGTTCTTCACACGGCATATAATAAATTTTACCATTAACATCGTGTTCGTGAGAACCCTTACAATTCAATACCTCTTCAGCATAGTATTCAGCTTCTTCTTTAGTTGGGAATAATGGATATTCAAATTTTTGTTTAGATAACCCTAAGTTTCTAATAGTAGATGGACTTGGATTATTTAATGTTCTTTCTGTTGTTGTATCTGGTTGAGGGTAACCGATAATATCTAGTTCAGGATTTAAGCCGCTTGGAAAACCATCCACGTCAACCTTACCTTTATTGATAGATGCTTTGTTTACAATTGTTGCATCTTTTCTATATACCATCTTACCCCAAATGTGTCTACAATTGTAACCACCTCTCCACACTAATGCACTATCACCAAACTCATTTCTAAGGTTGTCCATCTCTTCTACACGCCACACATAGTTCTTATTAACCAAATCTTTACAGAATGCTCTAGTTGTGTCTATAACAGCTGCTTGACCAGTTATACGCGGATTAAGCATATACTTATATCTTACCTTAAAATCTGGCTCATCCCATTCTGAATTTGCGTTTGGATTAGTGGCAAATACTTCCTTACTATCCAATAATTCTATATGATCAATAACATAACCTTCAGCCAATAGATCTTCTTCAGCCTCAGCTTTTGCAATTAACATCTCAAGGTATTTGTTATCTTCACCATCTGGGATATGAAATTCGTGTGCTTTTTCTTTGTTAAAAGCTACCCAATTAATTTCAATCGCTGGTTCGTCAACTAAGGATATGCTATCAATTCCTGATATTGGATCTTCTTCGTCTATTCTTAGTTCTATAATTTTATCTTTCTTCATATTAATAAATATAAATTTTTAACGTTTAATTATCAACGGCCCTGGCCTTTGTATTTCTTAGGTCTTTGTGCTTTAGGTCCATAGGACTTTTTACCGATCTGTTAATTCTTTCTCAACCACATATGTTTTAACGATCATTTCTGATTGTTCTAATGATGGTTGTGCTACTGCTGGTCTATCAGGTAATGCTGTATTTAAACTAGATGTAAATGCAGCACCTCCACCCATTTGGTTCATCATTGACAATAATGGAGCAAACATAGTTACCGCACCAGATGTCATTACAGCTTCGCCATTGGATAGTCTAGCATTAATACTATCTGACTTAGGACCACCTGGACCTCTTACAATACCACCATCAGCATAACCTCTACCCAATCTATTTGATTGTTGTCCACCACCTTCTTCAGATCCAGCAGATTTAATTTCTTTTAATTTGTTGATACCCTGTGCAACAATTGTAGCAATACTCAATGCTGCGGCGATCTTAGCTTTAACAGCATATCCAGCCGCAATAGGAACACCAGCCGGACCTAATGGTGCAACTGACGCACTGAATGCGATGATCGCTCTTTGAGTATCTATAATGATTCTAGCGATAGCCACACCAGCTTCTGTTAATGCAGCAGCTATTTGAATACCCTTACTCTTACCAGCTACAGCACTTAATAAGTTAACCAACTGTGCACCAATCTCTACGGTCTTATCCGCACTAGCTCTCTTAGAATCTACTTCTAATTGATCTAATTGGATTTGACGTTGAGTAAACTCTTCGTTATTTTGTAATCTTTTTTCGTTTAACTCTCTAAGTTTTTCATCATACTTTTCCTGAGTAATTATTTTGTTATCTAAAGCAGATATTAATTGACCTTGTTCAGCATCAAATATCGCATTATTTGCATTAAACTCGTCAGTATATGCTTGTCTAAGATCAACAAAATAGAAAAACTCTTCACGTATCTTAAGAAGATCTTGTTGCGTAGCTATCTCAAGATTTTTAATAACTTCAGCTTTTTCTTCCTCACTCTTTTTAACAAATTCTTTGTCTTTTGATAATGCTATTTTATCAAAATATAACTTATTCTCTCTGGCTTCTAATCTAGCTTGTTCATCATCTTCTATTGCATCAATTCTAATGTCTTCTATTTTCTTGAAATAATCTATTAGTCTTTGTGCGTCATCATCTAAAGCTTGTTTAACCTTTTGAGCATTCTGCTGTCTCATCAATTCTTGTTCAGCAGCACTTAGCTTTTCTTTGGTCATAATTAGCTTCATCTTTCTATCAAGATAGTCAGCTAATCTTTTCTCATCCGTTTTGTCTTTATCTATTTCTAATTGGATTAATGCATCCAACTCTTTTAATTTTCTAGCATATTCATCATCAGCAGATTTTTTACCTCTTTCTCTTCTAAGATTTGCAACTCTAAGTTGTTCTTGTAATAAAGCCTCTTCGTTTGCGTTGATCTGTTTGATAATATCCAAATTACTCTTAAGTAATTTTTCATTAAGTTCTTTGTTTTTCGCCTCTCTTTGTTCAGCAGTTAATGTAAGATTTTTACTTAACTTTCTTTGTTCTTGGTAAAGCTCTTCATCATATCTTCTAAGTTCTGCTAATCTATCTTCACCACCTTTTTTAACAATTTGATATATTTGTTCTTCTGTTTGACCAGCAACTTGTGCTCTAAGTTTTTGTAATTTTGTAGCTTGATCAATAGCTTCAAGGTTAACATTTAACTGTCTTTCTTGTTCTTTTAATGTCTCAGTTAATGCTTGGTTTGCTGCATCTGCTTCTTCTGTTGATGTTGTCCATTCAGCAATCTTTTGTATTAAGAATGTAATGGCCATTATAATCAAACCAATACCAATAGATGCCAAAGCTATCTTAAGTGCATTAGCGGCTATTGTTGCAGCTCTTTGTGCAAATGTTAATGCGTTTGTTGCTACTGTTGCAGTATTAGTTGCTACAACAGAATTTCCTATAGCTTGATTAGTTTTATTTTGTGCTGCAGCCATATTTTCAGCTGCTGTTGTTACTTTACCAGTTGT